TCAGCGTGAGACGTTCGGCCAAGCATCCCTCATCAGCGCGGCGTCAGCGGCGTGGCCATCAGCCGCTCGCGCGATGTCTGCACCGCGCTCTGCCAGGCGTCCACCGTGGTCTGCCAGCTCTTGGAGTACGGTTGTGCAGGTGCTGGCGTAATGAGCGAGGGCGGGCTGGGCAGCTCCAGCGATGCGCTCGGGGAGGCCGGCAAAGTCGCCCCGCATGCCTGCAGTAGCAGTGCGCAAATCGCGCAGGCTGCGGTCGAGATCCTGCTGAGCCGCGGCGTTGCGCTGGCCAGCGGCCTGGAAATTGGCGAGTGCATCGTTCATTCCTTTCTGAAATCCGGCCATGTCGCGCACGGCCTGCTTTGTGCTAGCCAATTCGGTGCTGGTCTGTAGGTGGCGCAGCTGCTCCAGCTGCAGGCCGTAGCGCTGGCCCTGAGCCCACCAGGCACCGCCGGCACCAATCGCAAGCGACGCAGTGGCCGCAGCCAAATAAGTTGAGAGTGGGCTGATCATTGCGAAGCCCTCGCCAGCAAGCCCGGGCTGAAATGCCCATCCCTGCCCCACTGCGCGCACAGTTCGCGCGTGGCTTCGCGGCGATCAACAAGGCCCGGCAGGCGCGTCGGAACGCCGTTGACCGTCCCGTAGACCCATCGCGGCATCTGCTCGCATGCAGCATCCAGCTGCCCTGCGTTGGCCAGCCGCATGACCGTCGTGTCAGGTGCCAGCGCCGATGGCACGTTGTAGGCCACGTCGATAAAGCTGGCCTGCACCCAGACGTTGTAGCGGTCCCAGTGCCGCAGCGCGCGCCGCGCCAGGCGCTCGGCCTCGTGGTACTTGGGCCGCTCCAGGCGTTCGCAGTCCTCGGGCGTGTAGTAGCGCCCTGCCACCACCTCGGGACCCGTCACGCCCGCGCAGACGGTCAGCGGCTGCCCCTTGCCCACGCGGTCGATGTAGGGCGTGCCGATGTGCCGACCGCTGCTCTCATAATGCAGCCCGATCTCCCGGGCCAACTTCACTGCAGGGCTGGGTCCGGCGTCCTGGGTGGCAACATAGCCGCCGGCAGCGGTGACGGCCAAGCCCGCAGCAGTAGCCAGGAGTCGATTGCGTAAGGTCTCGTTCATCGGCCACCTCCTCCCACCATCAGGGCCTTCCAGAACGCGATGCCAGCCGTGCCGAGCATCACGATGTAGGTGATCGGCTTGGCCGCCTTTCCGATCCAGTTGAGCACGCGGAATGCGCCCTGCGCTGCCTTGAACACCTCCACCATTTCAGCCGTGTTGGCACGAACCTTTTCCGTGGCCTCGGTGTTCGCGCGCAGCTCTGCCTCAATGCGCGTCATGCGCGCATCCCCCTCGTCCAGCCTCGCATTAATGGTCCGGGCCGTATTCGGAGTTATTGCGTTTCCATAGTCGTCCTGCATGAGCACTCCTAAAGCGTTACCGCCAAAACAAAGGCCTCGTCCAGGGATTCCGACGTGCCACCCAACTGCGCCCACAGTCCAGCGAGAAACGGGTTGCTGCGCTCCCAGGTGTCAGCCTCGTACTCGATTTCGGCCTCACGCATTTGCACGGGGTCCGTGATCGCGGCAATGGCCGCCTCGGCTTCATCGAGCAGCCCGAATGCAAGGAGCGCAAGACGCCCCTGGCGGCGCGTACAGGACCTCGGGATCAAAGCGGCGGCAGCCTCATCACGTAGACGCTGCAGCTCGGCCAACTCCTCGTCGGACAGAGGTACTACAGACCACTGCTGCCGCCAAACGCCGTCGATTTCCACGGGATCGATCTCGGCGGGCTTATGCGTGTCCGCGTCGTATGCGGGCGTTTCCGATGGCTCAACGAGCACATAGCACTCCAGATGCTGGGCCATCATCGTCATAGGGTGCAGTTCCTGGATCTGCGCGACGCTCAGCGGGTATTGCCCGGTTTCGATATTGATATACATATTGATCCTCAAATGACGCGGCCGAGACGGGTGCCGGTGGCGAGCCAAGTGATATAGGCGTTGCCGTCAACGTAGTAGCCTGCGGGTTGACCGTCTCCGGGCGGTGTTGTCTCCGAGGCTGATGCTGAGCCGCCGACGCCGCCCCAACCCCCAGAAAATCCTGACTGCCCAATTGATCCTCCACTGCCGCCCGAGCCTCCCGACGCCGCCGGAGCTGTATCGCCGGGAAATATCGCCCCTTGATACTGATAGTCCTCCCCCCGCCCGCCTGACTGAGCAGATATCAACGCCACACTACCGGAGGCATTGAAGCCTGCACCGTTGCCCCCGCCGCCGCCAGAAGCGCCGCCAGAAGAGCCGTGGTACTGCACCCATGCGCCGCCTCCGTAGCCACCTTGACCACCCCCGCCGAAAATGGTGCCGTTGTTGGTTACTCGGATGGGTATGCGCGTGTACAGGCCCGTGCCAGAGTTCACAACACCACCAATTCGACCATAGTTGATAACGTGCAGCTGGTTTGCTCCAATGCCGCTGATATTCAGACTAGCGACATCCACTCCTGAATTAATCGTAACTTGAATAAGTTGCGATCCATTCCATCCCAGCGCTGTAGCAAGTGCGGCAATGTTTGGACTGCGGACATTGGCCGAGACAATGACGTTTATCTGCCGTTGCCCGCTGGCCATCAACATACTTCGTGCAAACATCAATGCACCCCCGCATAAAAGCATTCCCAGCGATTGACGCGATTGCAGGTAAAGATGAGGCTTACCATCCCGTTAGCGGGATACTGCGGAAACGGCAGCAGCGCCCCCGTTCCGTCAATTTGCAGTCCTACGTTTCCTGAGAACGTAATTGCTCGGATTGCACCTGCACTGATAACGTGTAGCGTCACTTCATCACCATATTGACGGCCGGCAGGCAATATGAATTGGCATGTCGCGTTAATCGTCACGACATGCACACCACCCTGACCAGGATCAACGATGTAGGAAGGGGTGCTGGCAGGGACGTTTACAGTCACCTGCCGGCCCATGGCCGTCTTGCTGGTAATCACCCGATCCCAGGCACTCCAGGTCGTGTCCTCCAGCACACGTTGCCATGTGCTGCCCTGGATACGCGACACATAGTCCGGCGTTGTGGAGAGCACTTGGGTAGCCACCTGTTTGGCTCGACCTGTCGCCCCTGTGGTCTCCACAAGCCAGGATTGGCTCCCGTTGTTGTATTCCTCCGGCGGCCAGTCCGCACCACGCCCAGTGGTGGTGGTCATCAGGGCAAAACCGACCAGCAACTCGCCCATCAACTTGGACTTGCCCCAAGCCTCTGGCGCCTTCGCGATTACTTCGCTGACACGCGGCGCTTGGTTACCAGTTGCGCCTTGGGGCACTTCAATCGGCCCAGTAAAGACCCCCCCACCCCTAGGCATGAACGTTGCCGGCAAATCCCCAACGCCAGGCACCCACCTCAGGACATTGCCACCCCACCAGAACCAACGGTTGTTGAGATTGGGATCGATGCCTACGTTGATATACATCGCCCCCAGCTTGATGGCCCCGCCCTGGTTGTCAGTGGTCGGCGGGACTGTCTTGGGGCCGAGCATGTACTGGTCAACCGCCTGTGCGCTGGCGGCAGCCGATGCCGCAGCGCTTTGCGCCTGATTCTTGAAAGCCTCCGCCGATGAGGACGCAGCCTGCGCAATCGCTTTCGCAGCCTCGGCCGCTGCAGCGGAATTTGCCGCCTGATTGCGATAGCTCATTGCCGCATCGGCCTGCTCCCGAGCAACGATGGCGCAGGTTCGGCAGGCCACAGCAATCTCCCGCATGCGCGACACAGCGGGCGGGACGCTTGTGGCGTAGCTGAATGCCTCCTGGTTGAAATTGGCGCTGCCGAGCGCGGGATACTGCGAGATGGGCAGCAGGTCTGGGATGTTGACGATGTCGGTCATACGTTGCCTTTGATTTGCAGGTCCACCTGGGCCGAAGTCCAATCGGTTGAGCGCACGGTGCCGGTGACCTTGCCCACAGTGGCCAAGTGCCCGTAGCGCGGCAGGTCGCTGACCTCAATGGCCACGGCCTTGCCCAGGATCTGGTCCAGCAGCGTCTTTGCTGCAGGCGCCTGCACTGCGTCGATGACGCAGCTCAGATTGATGTTGGTGGCCAGCCGCCCCTGCACCTCGGTGTAGGTTCCGTCCTTGCGGTCATCGACATAGGAGTAGTCGCGCGTGCTGGCCTCGACGCCGTACTGCGCGCCGCCCATGCGCTCGCGGCCAGGCAGCAGGAGCTGCTTCCAGTTGCCCACGCTGATAAACCCCACGGCCGCCTCCACCCCTGCGTTATTGCGCGCCACGGTGATGGAGATCTCGATGCCCGGATGGATGGGCAGGTCCTTGAGCACAAAGTAGGTGCCGCGCTGCAGGTCGCCGAAGAGATATTCCCACTCGCCGAATGCCTGCTCCCACAGCTGCGCATTGACAGGCGGCATCAGGTCCACGCCATCCGCCTTGACGGTGATGGTCAGCTTGTCGGCCTCCAGGCCGTACAGCGCCAGGCCGTTGACGAAACCAGGCCGCAATACATAGGTCAGCGAGGTGGCCCGGCGAGCTTTGGTGAACAGGTATTTGTCGAACGGCGCCATGCGGCTGGCGGGCGCCCCTTCGTCACGCTCCCAGAAGGTGGCGGCATTGGGCGTGCCTGGCTCGTATGTGTTGGCGGGCGCGCCCGCCACAGCCTTCACGCATTCGTAGGCGTAGCCCTTCCACACGCGGCGCAGGCCCACGGCAGCATCCGAGCCACTGGCCCAGGCCACTTCGCCAACGGTCGCATCGACCTCGGGAATGGTGGTGCCGACCATGAACATTTCCGGCGTGATGGTCTTGGGCACAAGGATGTTCATGCGATTGCCTTCCCACGCATGGCGTTGCCGCCGTTTGTGACACGGTCGAACTGCTCACCCAGCTCGGGCAATGGCGCCGTGTTGCGCGCAGTGGCCTCTGCAGGAGCACGCAGGCCCGCTACCTCGCCACGCAGGGCGCTGACCTCGGCCAGCAGCGCGGCAATCAGCGCTGCGCTTTCGGAGCCCTGACCGCCCCCGCGCATGGCCTGGCCGAGCTGCTGCTGGTTCCAGTAGCGGGCCGGCCCGGTAGCCTCGACCTCCCAGCCGCGCTCACCCACAACACGCAGGCCGCCCGCGTGCATACCACCGCTGGCGAATGCGGGGAGCTTGATGCCGGTGATTCGCTCGACTTCAGCCCAGTCCCGGGCATACAGCCCCGACAGCGCTTCCATGTCGGACAGCGTGGCGCCAGCACTTTGCATGGCGCGCATGAGCCCGGCCAAGTCGCCCGTGCCGTCATAGGCGTGGTACTTGTCAAACAGACCATCGAGCTTGTTGACCGTGCCCGGCTCAACAACGGACTCATACCAGGTGCCGCCGGAACCATCGCTGCGAGGCCGCAGGTACTTGGAATCCACGGTGTCAGGCTGCCCGCCACCACCCGGCCCCCAGACGGCACCACCATCGTTGGCGCCAGCGCCGGGCTTGGTGCCAGGCTTGGTCGCACCGGCGTCCTTGCCCAAGGTGGCCAGCAGCTTCTCGAAGTAACCCTGCACCGTGCCGGTGAGCATGGTGGTGCCGTTGACCAGCTCGTCGGCGCGCTTGGCCAGGGCATCCAGGCCTTCAATCTGGGACTGCAGGGCCTTGAGGGACCGTTCCTCGATGTTCAGCTGCGATTCACCCAGATCGCCCAACTCCGCAAACTTGCCCGCCCACACCAGGGCATCACGGCGGCGCTCGAAGTCGGTGGCGTAGACGCCCCCGGTCAGGCCCGAGCGGGTGGCCTGGATGGCAGAGCCCAGATCGGCATAGTCAGAGACCTTGCGGCCCGCGCGCACGCCCTGCAAGGCCTCCTCGATGTAGACCATGCCCCGCGCAGCCATCCACTGCGTGGTGCTGTCCACGGTGCCATAGAGATCCGTCGCAGCACCCTTCAACTGCCCCACCGCCGCCGTGATGGCTGAGATGGATTCCTCCACGCTGCTCACGCGCTGCTGCAGCAGTTCGCGGTCACGGTTCACGGCACGGCTGAACAGGTCGTAGGCAGCCGATTGCGCTTCCTTGGCCGCCACCTGGGCAGCGCGCTCGTCCTCGATGGCCCAGATGCGTTCCTGCAGGGCGCGGTTGCTGGGATCCAGTGCAGCCAGTTCCAGGCGGCGCAGTTCCGCCGTATTGCCCTGCATCTCCAGCAGCTTGCGCTCCAGGTCGGTGCGCTGGTCCACGCGGGCGATCTCTTCGCGCAGCGCCTGGTTGTAGTCCCAGGCGGCGCGCTCGGCTTCGCTCATGCCCTCGGTGGCCAGCTTGCGCAGTGCCTCGCGGTACTTGTCGGTCTGGCCCGTGGCGCGCAGGTACTCGGCTTCCAGCTGCCTGCGGTCGTTCTTGAGCGTGTCCAGCACCTGGCCGGCAGCATCGGCCACGGCGCCGAATTCCTGAGCCAGCGGAATGAGCTTGGCCAGCAGCTCCACGTCGCCGGCCGCCATGGCGTCCTCGATGAGCTTGCGGAACTTGGCCTTGGCGTCCTGGCCCATTCGGGGATCAATGTCGATCTTGAGGTCGGCCAGCGCCTTGTCCACCGCCTTGGCCGCGTTCTCGATGCGCTCCCGCTCGCTGTAGAAGCTGGTGTAGAACGCATCCATACCGGTGATCAGGTCCTGGATGCCGCCGGCGCTCTTGATGAGCTTGGCAATGGCCTCGTCGCCCAACTTGCCGAAGTTGGTGATGTTGCGGGTCCAGCCCTCGATGGCGGCGCCCGTCAGCTCCACGGTCTGCAGGGCCGCGTTGAAGCTCTCCAGCGTGATCTCCTCACCCATGTCATCGAAGACATTGCGCATCCAGCTGGGGATATCAGCCTTTTTCAGCTGATCGATCAGCGATCCGCCCATGTCGGCAATGAACTGGGCATAGGCCTTGGCGGGGTCCGTGCCAAGCGCGCCATCGCGCTTGGTGTAGCTGCTCAGGACCTCGCCGGTCACCTTGTCGATCAGCTTGAAGTAGCCGTAGGAATCCTCGTCGCCGTACTTCGGATTGGAGGCGAAGCCCGCGACGATATCGATCTGCTTGGCACTGTCACCGGCATAGCGCGCGAGACGCTTATAGACATCGGACAACGAATCAACGGTGGTGCCCAGTTGCTTCTCAAGATCGGCGTTGTGGCGCTTGGTCAGATCGTCATACCAGTCACCGCCAGCACGATCGAACAGCATCTCGGCGGCCTTGTCATTGCCCGCGCCCGTGGTGCTGTAGGCCGCGCCAACGTGGTTGGCACCGCGCGAACCAAACAGGCCGCCCTTGAGCAGCGAGAAAATGGCGATGGCTCCCGCAATCCAGGGCATTGCAGCCCCCAGGCCGCTCATCAAGGAGCCAAAGCTGCTGCCGACACCGGCCCAGCTTCCATTGCCCGCGATCAGGGCGCCAAGGGCATCGCCGCCAGCCAGGCCCACGGCATTGGCACCAGCAAGGCTGGCAGCCGACGCACCAGGCATAAAGCCCCACATTGCCTGGGCACCTGCACCCAGCGTGCCAAGGTTGTTCAGCATGCCCATGCCAGCGCCGCCACTCTGGCCAGCCGCAGCAGGTGCGCCAAACAAACTGCCCAGGGCACCGCCAGCAATCTGGACCGTGGCCTGAATCAGCGGTTTGAAAATGAGCGTGCGCGCCAGATTCTTGAGGTACTGACCGAACGAGAGACCGCCCTGCATCAGCTGGTCGGCCAGGCTCTGGCCGATCTGGTCCACACCCTTCTGCCATTCCGAGGTGCTGGCCTTGGCAGCTTCTGCCGAGGCTTCGCGTGAGGCCTTCACAGAGGTCAGGCCCAGGCGCTCGCGCAGCAGCTCGATTTCCTGCTGGAGCAGCGCGTGCTCCATAGTCATGGTGCCGGTGAGCGCGGCCGAGCGCTCCATCTCGGCCAGCTGCTGCTCCTTGCTCAGGATGATGGCCATCTGCCGCTGCTCGATCACCACGCGCTGCTGCTCCGCGCTCAGGCCGATCAGCTCGATCTCATCGCGCAGCGCCTGGTTGCTGGCGGTCAGCTCCTCGACCGTCTTGCCCTGGGTGGACATCCACTCCTGGCGGTACTTGCGCTCTGCCTCGGCGGCCTTGAGGGCCTGCTGCCGGGCCTCGTTCTCCTTTTCCAGAACCTTGAGCGTCTTGAGCTTGGCCTCGATGTTGGCGCGCTCGGCCGCGTTCAGGCCCTTGAGCGAGCCCAGCAGGTCCTGCGAAAACTTGAGGCGCAGCTTGTCGGATTCGCCCAGCTTCTCGCTGCCGGAGATCTCCAGGCGCTGGGCCGCGATCTTCTCTTCGATGGAATCGACCAGGTTGCCATAGGCCGTATGCAGCTGCTTGGCTGTGCTGGCACGCGCCTTGGCCGACTCGTCCTCCTTGTAGTTTTCCTTGGCCAGCTTGCTGACCAGCTCGACATAGGCGGACTCGGTGAGGCGGCCGGCCTGACGCAGCTCGTTGAGCTTCTGCAGCTGTGGCAGGTAGTCTTTGCTGACGCCGTACAGCTTCTGGCGAATCTCCAGCAGCGCCTGCTCTGCATCCGCATCTTCCTGGGCCTTCTTCGCGGCGGACTCCGCCACGGTCGGCGGATTGACGGAGCCCCGCCCGCCGCCTGCGCCCTTGCTGCTGGTGTTGAGCATGTCCAGCTCGGCCCGCAGCTTGGCGATCTGGTCCTTGCGCGCCTCGATGGTCTTGGCGATGTTGTCCGCCCCAGCCGTGCGGCCGCCGGCTACGGCACGCGCCATGGCCGCCTCCGAACGCTCGTTCTCGACGCGCAAGGTGGCAATCGCGTCCTCGATGCCCGCAGCCGTCTTGGCATACATGTTGACCGCCGCCACGCCGGCACCGGCAACCACTCCAACGCCCAACAGTGCGAGCGTCACGGGATTCGCTGCGAGCACGGCCGCCAGCGTGACGATGGCCCCCTTGACCACACCGATGGCACCGCCCACGGCCACCAGGCCCGCCGCAGCCGCTGCGCCGCCAGCAGCACCGAGGAAGGTCATTACCACACCCTGGTGGTTCTCGACCATCTTGCCCAGTCCATCGATGGCATCCGTTACCAGGCGCACGCCCCCGGCGGCCTTCTCCGAAAAACCCGTGCTTTCGTTGATTGTGCGGAACAGTTCGTCCCAGGAGTCACCCAGGGCAGCAATGGCGCCGTCCAGGGTCTTGGCGCGCTGCTCCATGGCACCACCGAACGCGGTGTTGCCAATGTTCTCCAGGTAGTCGGTGATGTCCTTGGCCGAGTTCTTCACCCGGGTCGTGACTCCCTGGAAGGTGAACGCCACCATGTCGCCCTGCTTGGACGCCTTGATGCCGAATTCCTTGAGGCGCTCGAATTCGCCCGTGGCCGCATCCGCCACGGCCTCGATCATCTGCATGAGGCTCTTGCCCATGCCGGCCGCCGTATTGCCGAAACTGGTGAGCTTGGCCTGGGTGGGATCGAGGCCCAAAGCCTTCATTTTCACGAAAGCCTCGGTGGCCTGGGCCAGCCCATAGGGCGTGTCCTTGGCAAAGGTCTTGATCCAGGCCATCTCCCGGCCAGCGGCCTGGGCACTGCCCGTGACCGTGACCAACGAGCTGTTGAGCACGTCGAATTCGCGCTGCACGGACACCAGCTTGCCAACGAACGCCGTGACGGACACGCCAGCAAACACGCCGCCGAGCAGCGTGCCCAGGCGCCCTAGCGAGCCGGCCATGCCATCGACCATGCCCGTGACAGCGCGCTTGGACTTCTCGACCTCGGCCTGCAGCTGCGAGCTGTCGCCAGTGATCAGGAACCGCAGGTAGTTGATGTTGCCGGAGCCGATCATGCAGCCCCCTGCTCGTCACTTCGGCGCGCGCCGGAAGGAGCGCAGCATTTCACCCAGCCCGCTGGACACGCGCTCGCGCCGCTCCTCGGCTTGCTCAGGCGATTCATCGACACTGCCGGGTCGAGGGGCGCCAGGGTCTTTGGCAGCGTCCTTGGCGACCAGCCATGAAACGGACAGGTCGCACAGCGTTTTGCCCTCCCAGGGTGTGAGCTGCACGCCATGAATGGACTGCCAGGCAACCAGTTGCTCGTAGCCGATGGGCGATTCGCCCATGGGCGACTGCAGCGATGGCCCCAGGTCAAAGAACACTTCGAGGAGATAGCCGGCCGGGCCAGGGTCGGGCAGGTCAGGCTCACGGCCTTCTGCCTTGAATTCCTCGATGCGTGTGATCCTGGGTTCGTCATGTTGCGGCTGGGTCTTTTTTCCGGTCTTGGGCTTGAGCGGGGCGTTGAGCCACGCCCATGTGCGCACGTAGAGGCTCAGTCCTTCGGCGCACTCTTGGAAAAATTTGCCCAGTCCGCCGCAAAGGCGTTGACCTGGTCAGCCACCCAGCCGGCAGCTGGGTCCGCATACAGGGCCTGCATCCCCTCACGCACTGGGCGGCCCTCCAGGTCCAGGCCTTCGACTGAGTGCGTGATGTCGGCCAACAGCGCTGCCGTGTCGGCGGTACGCTCCTCGGGCGTGCGCTCTTCCAGCGCGCGGCGGCTCTTTTTGACCAGCGCCATGACGCGGCGTTGGGCGCCCAGTTGGGCCTTGCGGTAGGGCTCCGAGCCGGGGCCGTACACATGGATCAGCACGGGCTGCTCCACAGCCCCAGCGCCTTTGGTGGGGTCCTTGAAGTACAGGAGTTCGCCGGCGGCATCCTTCAGATGCAGGGCAGCGGTGTCGGCAACGCGGAGTTGGGAAAGCTTGAGCATGGTGGTGGCGATGAAAGAAAGACAGAAGGGCATGCCACCCGGCTGCAGCCGGGCAAGGCGGCGGCGAATTACTCGGGGATGAAGCTGGCCTGCACAGCCACGTTGGCGAGCACGTTGGCATCGGAGCGCGGGTTTTCCGTGCTGTTGTCGCTCCACTTCTCGAAGTCGAAGCCGGCGGCGGCCTGCGCGAACACGGGCTTGCCCGTGGCGCCCTGCAGCACGGTCTGGCTTGCAACGCCCACGATGGAGCCATTGGCGCCGGCCGTGTAGGCCAGGGTGAACGAGATGGCCGGGACTTCGATGATGTCGTTGTCGATTTCCAGCTGTGCCGTGTGCGCCGTGATGGAATCAACGCTGCCCACGTTGAGCTTGAAGCTCATGCACTGCGCCGTGAAGTAGTGGCTGGAACCGTCCTGCAGCCGGATGCAGTAGCTGTAGCTGTCGTCGGACATGGAGGCGGCCTTCAGCAGAACCTGGCCCTCGTCGTTCATGTCGCGGGCCATGGGCACGGACAGGCTGCCATCGTTGAAGCTGCCTTTGCGCTTGACGATGCGGCGGGTTGCCAGGGGCGAATGCGTGGCCTGGTTGTATTCCCGGCCCAGTTCGGCCAGGTCGGTGATCTCAGCGATCTCTTTGAAGGCCAGGGCCTGGAAGCCGGCCGCATCGTAGGATGCTGGCCGGGCGGCGCAGATCAGCAGCTTGCTGCCGGCCGAGGTACGAACGTTTTGGACTGCCATGGTCGTTTCCTTTCAAGGATGGGATGCCGGGCCGCGCGGGGCGCCCTCGGCAGTGAGGTATCGGCACAGCCACATGCCGCGCACGATGTAGATGGGCTGGGCAGCGGCGTCGTCCCACTGCCCACGGATGCCGCGCAGGCGCGGTGGCGCGATCAGCAGGCCGGCCAGCACGCCGTCAGCTGCAGGCCCCATGCGCTCCTCGATCTGCGCATGCAGCTCCATGGCCTGCTCGCGTGCCTGGTCGCCTATGGCGATGCTGGTGACATCGACCAGGAATTCCCGGTGCAGCGTGGCCAGGCCACCGCACCCGCCCGAGAGGGGTTCGATGCCTTCGTCTGCCGCGCTGATATCAATGGCTGGCAGGGCACTTACCGGGTATGCGTTACGACCTTCGACGCGCACGCTGTCTCCAGCCAGGGTGGCCGCGAGCACAAGATCCACGCGCCAAGCGGCCAGGATCTGCTGTTGCATGTGCTGCGCCATGTCAGGCCACCTCCAGCTGCAGCAGCAGCCAGCCGGACTCGTCGGGCTGGGGCGGCTCGGCGATCAGGTAGGTGACCTGGTCGATCTCTATGCGCTCGCCTTGGGCGATGCCCGGCACCATGTCAGCGGGCAGCCGGCAGGCCAGGACGTAGGCACTCACCATCCCCAAGGCCTCGCGCGGGCCGCGCCGCAGGATGACGCCGAAGGGCTCGCCGCCCTGCCAGACAGCCACCGCATTGGCGTGGTGCCGCTGCTGGGCTGAGCGCACGCGCCCTGCCCGCTCGGCGCCTGGGATTAGGAGGAAAGTCATGCCCGGACCTGCTCCGCTCAGGCCGCGACCGTGCCGATGACGCCAGGCAGGCAGACGGCGCCCTGCGTGGCCGCGCTGTCGGCCGCCTCGAAGGCGAACGCCGCCCCCGTCACGTCGCCGGCCGTGGCCGCGCCGCCCACTGCGAATGCGCCGGTTTCGACATCCCAGCGCAGCGGCTGGCCCTGTGTCCACGCGGTGCCTGCCGCCTTGGGCAGGACAAAGACGCCCACGCGCTCGGCGTTGTAGGGCTCGCCGACCTGGGCCGGACCATTTGCCACGGCAAGGATGGCGCCGATGGCCACGGGCTGGCCTGCAGCCACTGCGGCGGCAGCTGCCAGGACCTCGATGACGTGGCCGCGCTGTTGGTAGTTTTTCATGGGTTGAACTCCTGAAAGCGTGTGAGTGGATGGCGGCGCGCTCAGGCGCCGTTGCTCTTGGCCAGGCCGTGCCAGTCCAGGCTCTTGGCCGCAAAATCCAGGCTGGCGCGCAGCTTCACGCCGTCCACGTCCTCGCTGGCAAAGGTCTCGGTGCGCAGGCCTTCGTACCCGTCCACGTAAGCGAACTCGACGGTGTCGATCTGGCCGGCGCGGGCTGCCAGGTAGAACGCGGTGGTGGACACGGCATCCAGCAGCGGCTCCACGATGGGCTCCAGCGCCGTGCGGCCACCCGTGCGGAACTCGTTGATGTCGCCGGACTTGGTGGGCTGGTAGTTCGGGCTGGTGAACTGGTAGGCCAGGGTTTCCAGGTCGGAGGGGACCAGCAGGAAGGCAGGCGCGATGTTCAGCGTCTCATCGTCACGGCCCTTTTGCTTGCGCATCAGCGTGCGCAGGCTGGACAGCGCTTCCAGCGAGAACTTGGACCCTGCGCCGGTCAGCAGGTTGTGATGCTCGGCATCAAACAGAGGCTCGCCATCCGACATGGCCGGGTTCTTCAGGATCTGGTCATAGACCAAGCGGTTTTCGAGGCGGCGGGCCGCGTCGGCAAAGCGGGTGCCGGTGCGCGTCAGTGCGTCCAGATCGTCATTGATGATCATCTGGCGGGTGATGGCCAGCGAGCGACCGAAGGTAAAGGCGCGGTAGCCCGTGGCATCCTCGGACAGGTTGCCGTAGGTGTACTCGCCATGCTCGTTGAGCTTCTTGAGTTCGACATCGCCGCCCACGCCAATGGCCTGGCGGATGCGGAAGTCCGGCAGGTTGGCGGCACGGCGCGCCCACAGCTGGTAGGTGCTGGGTGCTTGGTCATAGGCCGCACGCAGCACGCGCTGCCCCACGCTGCCCAGCAGCGCGGGGAAGTCGCCCGTACCCAGCATGCCGGAGCGCAGGCGCAGCGCCACGCCAACAATCTCGGCACGGCTCATGCCACGCGTCCGCTGGCCCAGGCCTTCCACCACCTCGCGCGCCATCTCCACCAAGGCCATGGCGCGGTACTGGCGGCCGTTGTCGTCCAGCTGTGCGCCTGGATTCAGACGGTTCATGAGCGCGTTTTCGATGCCGCGCATGCGGGTTTCGTGCTCATCGCCCACGGTGCGGATGGAGGTCGTGGGGCCGGTGGCTTGCTCCTGGCTGCGCTGGTCCAGCGCCGTCAGCACGGCAGCGCGAGCCTCGTCCATGGTGGACTGGTTGCGCAGCAGATCGGCCTGCAGATCGGCCAGGTTGTGGCGCTGGCACAGCGCAACAATGTCGGCGGCGCGCTGACCATCGAACGCACCGGCAGGCGCGGGCAGCGGTGCACCCTCAGTCTGGCGGTTCTGCGGAACCTGCGACACGTTGGCGGGCGCGGTGCCCGGGGTGGTGTTGGCGGTCTGGCCGCCTTCACCGGCTTGGTTTGCTTGGGGCATACGTTGGTGCTCCTGGGTGGTAGGTTGGGCGGCTGCCCGTTGGAAGAACTCGCACGGCATGCCGCCCTGGGGCGCTGCACCGGACGGGGCCTGGGAAGTGGGTGCGCTGCGCGTGCCGGCGTTTGGGTCGGCGGGCACAGTGACGAAAGAGATTTCCTGCGGGGTCCAGGCGACTGCGCGGTAGAGATCGACGTTGATGCCGTCCGTGCGGTCCTGGGCGCGGGTGATTTCGTAGCGCTGGACGCTGTAGCCGAAGCTGATGGCGCGGATGATCCCGGCGCGGATGTCGGCCACGATGCCGGCCAGCTCGGGGCGCTGGCTCAGCCGGATCACAGCCCGGCCTTCGCCACCTTCGATCCAGCCCCGTACAGCGATTCCAAGGATGGCGGCCACGCCGCCGTAGCTGCGGTGGCCGTCCAGCACCTGGACCGTGCCGGCATCGAAGCGGGCCATGTCCACGGCTTCGGGGGTGATCTGCAGGTCCTCGTCGTAGGGACGCTCGTTCCAATAGTCGTAGCGGCGCACCATGGCGCCCGTGGTCCAGACCACCTCGACCGTGCCGTCGGTCTCGTTGTAGGTGTCAGGGACCAGGCTTGCGGCGCGCGTCTGCACCGGCAAATCGTGGATCTGGGGCGCGGAAGATTGGGCGTTGGCTTGTGGCATGGCGCTCAGTTTTCCGGTTTGACTGTCTCAAATCCCGGAAAACTGAGACGATTTCACTTCTGCCCCTGCCCCTCCATCTGGGCCACCAGGTCGATGGGGTTCTGCGCACCCCACAGCGCGGCCAGCAGCGGCAGGATGCCGCCATCCTGCAGCCGCATCAGGTCGGCCTGCAGCTCGCTGAAAACGGCCTCTGGGTCATAGCCCCGGCGCCGGATGACTTCGCTGATGCTCTGCATGCCGCCCTTGACGGCGCTCAGGTCGCTGGCCACGTCCTGCACGGGGTTCGGGCTGGCCCAGCGGGGCGTGCTCCAGTCCGGCGCCTGCACGTTTGCCGGCACCGTGGCCACCAGATCCACGGCCGCCAGGAACCACCGCGCAATGGGCGCGCACAGGCGCGGCACGGTGATGCGCCACTGCTCGGATTCGACCTCGGCCCGGAACTGGTTCATGGACATGCGTGAGGTTGAGAAATTGACCTCGGTCAGGTCGCCGGTCATCAGCTCGTAGGGGCAGCGGTAGCCTGCGGCCACCTCCTTCCACCCTCCCTTCATGTAGTCACCAAAGCCCGGGACGGCCTTCGGCTCGATGAAGGTGGGATTGGTCATGCCTGGCGGCAGGCCCACGATGCCGCCGCCAGCGAGGTCGCCCAGGTCCATCAGGCCGGGCTTTTGCCCCCCGGCCTCCTCGGGCAGCGGCGGCGGCATGCCTCCGGCCCCTTCCATCTCGGCCAGCACCCCCATGCGCGATTCCAGCTGCTTGCGCTGCAGCTCGGAGTCACCATAGGTGTGCAGGTCGCGCACCTTGGCGATGATGGGCGCCAGGCGCGTGATGCCGTCCTGCTGGCCGGCGCGCTCGGGATCGAAGAAGTGGATGATTTCATCGGCCGGCACACGCTGACTGGTGCCGCTGCGGCCCAGGGTCCACATGCCGGCATCACCGGGGTGGCGGTCGAACAGGTAGTAGGCCAGGCGCTGGCCGCGCTTGTCGTACTCGATGCCCCGGATGATCTCGCGCCCGCCGGCCAGCACGCCGTTGCGCTCCACGTCCAAAAAGTCGATCTCCAACAGCTGCAGCTTGAGCGGCACCGTGGAGCCCATGCGCTGGATGTGCTTGCGGATGAGCACGGCGCCGTCAACGTCGCGCGTGCGCTCGGCTTTGTATTGCAGGCCGTAGAAGTCCAGCAGACCGTCATAGTCGGCATGGGGCACCCATTCGCGCCAGCGCTTGGCCAGGCCATCGTCGGCCCACACGGGCACGATGCCCTGGCCCACGCGCATGGCGAGCACGGCATTGACGGCGCGCACGATGTTCGGCACGTTCTGCGCGAGTGAGCGCGCACGCATGCGCAGCTCGCGCGCATCGGCGGCGTGGTCGGCAGTGGGGCTGGCCCCCGAGCGCTTGACGCGCCAGCCATCGGCGCGGCTGGCGCCCTCGTAGGCGCGCACCAGCATTTCCCGGGCGACCTGGCGGCGCACGCCCTGCGCGGGCGAGAAATAGCCGACAACACGGTCAACCAGCGTGGGGGAGGCCCTGCGGGCTACGGTACCGCGCTGCATGATCAACGGTCCCGCAGGCCGGCGAAGCGAAAGCGCGCCACCAGGGCGCGTGGCTGGCCGGTGCCGGCCACGGCCGAGATCTGCGTGTGCAGATCCCGGCGTGCGCCCATCATCTCGTCCAGGCTTCGATATGTGACCGAGGCGCCATCCTCGGTCGTGATGGTGCGCTCACCACTGTGGATGGCGGCATTGAGGCGCGCGAGGCGCATCTGGAGGTCTTGGAGCGTGCTCATATGCCGCACGCTACCGGGGCAACTGTCTCATTTCCCGGAAAAGTGAGACGGTTTCAGCCGGGCTGCTTCAGGTGCCGGTACACGGTGGCACGGCTGATGCCCAACGTGCGCGCCACGGCCGTGGCATTGCGCCCATTCCACAGCCGCAGCACCTGCCGACGCTCCTCGGCCTTGTCCACCGAGGACCTGGCAGGGATGTAGGCATCCTGGCCGGCGAACTCCCGGCGCAGCTGAAGCTGGACACGCTCCATCGCGGCAGGGCTGCCGCGCAGCTCGGGCAGCAGCTCCACAAGATAGTCAAACATGCGATCCACCAGATCGGGCGCGAAATCGGCCGCTGGCATGGCGGAACTCTTGGCCGCATCGGGGGCCATGTGGGGTGCTGGGGCGTTGATCTTTGGGGTCATGGGGCTACCAGGAACGGGAGAAACCGCCGTTGCGGCGAACGGGTGCCGCACGGCGTGGCGCGGGGGCCGACGCACGGGGCGCGGTGGTGGCGGAAACGGGTGGCGCGACCGACGTGGGCGCAGCCGTGGGAGCCGACGGCGCCACGCTGGCGGGCGCTTCGGGTGGGCTGAAGAGGTCACGCGCAGGCTGCACCATCTGCTCGACCTGCGACCAGCGCGCATCGGTGTACTTGTGCAGGCCCTGGGCCATGGCCGCGTGGATGGCGTAGTTTCGGCAGTCCAAGTCCTCATTGCGCTGGCGGCGCTTGACCCAGCGGTAGGCCTCGCGGCCCTGGACCTTGGCCAGGATGCGCTGCTCTGCGGTCAACTGCTCGAAGAACTCGCGCGGCAGATCCTCGCTGAAGTGCACGCATCCCGGGCCAGCGTCGGTGATCGCCAGTTGGCCCAGCAGCAGATCCTTGGCGTTGTCCACGCCCACCAGCCAGAGCTTGATGCCCTGCTTGACCTTCTGCCCGCGCCAGTCCAGGTCCTGCATGCTGGCCGGCCCCACGATAGGCCGGTTGTCGTTGTTGTCGCCCTTGATGGCGCGCAGGTTGGGCAGCATGTGCTGGTGCGTGCGGACGTAGTTGTAGACCGCCTGCGTCTGGTCGGACGAGTCGATGCTGATGGCGCTCAGGCCCAGGCTGCCGCCGTGCCATGCCTGCCGGTAGCGGCGCTGCAGGTAGGCCGTCACAGGTGCCCAGTCGCCCTCGCTGGATGGGTTGCCCTCGATGATGTGGCGGTCCACGATCCAGCTTTCCATGCCGCGGCCCCATGCCCAGACGTTGATCTGCCACCAGGTGCGCTGCACGTCCACGCCGGCCGCCAGCACCAGGCCACCCACGGGCACCGTGCCCAGGGCGTAGGGCTCGGCGCGGGCCTGCAGCACATGGTCGTCGGTGCCCTCCCCCTTCAGTTCCCAGGCCTGGCCCAGCGTCTCGTTGGTGAACGAGGTCATGGGGCCTGCATCGCCCTCCTGCAGCGCACGGTGGGCCTTCTCGAACTCGTCCACGATGGACGCCCAAGTGCGCTGCGGGCTGTACGCGGCCCAGATGTGCACGCCCAGCGTGCGTGGGGGCCTGCAGGGCGTGCCATCGGCAGTGCGCCAGATCCGGTCGGCGCCGAAGCGGCGGCCGGAACGGCGGCACACCCAGGCGCCCGTCAGCGGCCAGCCACCGGGCAGGTACTCGGCCTGGCTGATGGACTCCCGGCAGTGGGGGCACATGTGGCGCACGGTCTCGGGCTTGCCGGCCTCCCATTTGAAGCCGTGCATGGCCTCCTTGCCGCCCCAGGTCAGCGGGTGCTCGGCCTCGCAGCGCGGGCACTCGATCAGGTAGTCGACCTCGTCCTCGGAGTCCTCGCAGGCGCGGCTGACGTGGCACAGGCCCTTGATTCCGGGCGTGCTGCCGCCGATGAACTTGGGGTATGGAGCGCCTTCCAGCCGGCCCTTGGCCAAGGTGCCGGGCGAGCCCGCCGACTTGTCCTTGCTGCCCCCGATGGTCTGGTCGAAAGCCGTCCATTCGTCCAGGATGGCCACGGCCACCGTGATACGGCGGTAGGCCCGCGCCGCCTTGCCGCCCAGCAAATGCAGCACGCTGTCGCGGAACGGCTTGTACTTGATGGTCTCTTCGACCCGGCTGCCCTGCTTGCGGGCCGCGATCACCGAGGGCACGCCGTCCTTGCTGTCCAGCAGGGGCTCGATCTCGGTCTTGACGAAGCTGTCACGGTCGTCGTCCGTGGGCTGCCACAGCGCCTGCTTTCGGCGGCGGTGCGCGATGTTGTAGCAGACGAAGGCCGTGATCATTTTCGAGTAGCCGACGCGCTTGGACTTCTTGACGGCCAGCTCCTCAATGCGGTCATCGGACATGAAGTCCAAGATTCCGATCTGGAACGGCCAGGCCACCCAACCGCCCTTCTGGTGGCTGGATTCTCCGGCCAGCAGGAAGTGGTCGGCTGCCCATTCGGACAGTGTTTGCGGTGCGTCGGCCCGCAGGCTGGACAGGCCCAGCTGCGCGGCGGCCTGGATTGCGGAAATCGCCTCTCTCGACAGGGGTACGCTCAAAATGCGGCCTCCTCGTCCAGCTCATCCTCGTCGGGCGCCTCGGCCATGGCCGCCACGCGCTCGCCGATCAGCTTGGACGTGACCCGAATCCATTCATTGCGGGCATCGGCCAGCACGCGCAGCACCGTGACGCGGGCATCCTCGGGCAGATCCGGGCAGGCCTTGCGCAACTGGCCCTCGATCTGGTCCATGCGGTCCACCACGGCCGAGCTGGCCAGACCCAACACGTCCGCCAAAGCACCGATGGGCGCGAATTCGCCACTGGAGACAGCGTTTTTCAGGTCCTGGGCCACACGTTGCGAACGCGCCAGCGCCGCACGTTCCTGGACCAGGTCCAGGCCACCCAAACCGGCCGAGGCACGGCCCGCAGCCTGGTCGCGCAGGCGCGCGCAGTAGGCGAGCAGCCATTCGTGGCCCGAATCGCCCCGGACGATCACGCCTTCGCTCACCAGCTGGCTCACGCGGGCCTCGCTGACACCGATCAAAGCCGCAAATTCTGCTTGCGAAATAGGAGCATCAAAGTAAGGCAGGACCTTCACTTAACCCCCTTAGGAAGGTTGCGCAACAGTCCGAGAGCGCGGCTCGAATTACCCGCTTCCAAGGGGGCCAAAAAGGACCCGCGATCCTGCCTATTTTTTAAGCACATCGAGAGGGGCGCCGCCGCGCCGATGAGGGTGCGCACCGTCATGCCGACACCCCCTGACGCTCGGCCAGCAGCGCATGCACTGCCGCCTCGTAGTCCGCGAACGCTCGCCGCAGGCCCTGCCCCGCTCGCGCATCGCACCAGTCGTCGTAGCCCGGCATGCCCAGGCTAGCCGCCATGCCCTCGACGCCGCTGCGCGTGTCTGCCCAGTTGTCGGGCTGCTGCCCCTCGCCAGCCGCAGATGCCAGCATCACCACGTCCTTCCAACGCTGCTCACGCACCCAGCGCAGCAGACTGGGGCAGGCCTTGCCATCCTTCGCCGCCAGCAGTCCACGCTGCTGCTCAGCGGCAGCCAGCAGCTCCTCGGCCGTCACGTCGCCACGGGCGATGGCATCGGCCACGGCGTCGGCCACGTCCACCAACCGGGTGCGCCGATGCTCCGGGAAGCTGCCTGCAAGCGCTGTGGCGATAGCCAACCCACCGTTCGCCCCCCCTGCAGGGGGGTTGGGGGGTATGTATTGGTTTTGGTTCTGGTTCTGGTTACCCGTGTCATCGCCGTGACGAGGCGTGACACCACCCGTGACATCACCGTGACGCGGCGTGACATTGTCCGTATCAGCAGCCAGCCAATCCATTCCATTGAGCGTGACACTGGTGTCTGTCACGACGATCCCATGCTGACGGCACAGGGCCATCAGCTCTGCCGCCTTGGTCTTGGCAGCGGGTACGACACCCAGAGTACGAAGAGCAGAAAAGATAGCGCTACGCCTAGCCCTGCTGCGCCTTTGCCGCAGATGTTCGTTGCTCTTGACCTCTTCGCGCCCCTCCTGCTGCTGGCGGAACTGGGCCACGATCTGCTCGCATTCGTCGTTCTGATATCGGCCATCGGGCAGCAGCGTGAAGAACTCGGCCAGCACGAACTGCAGGGCATCGATCTCTTCCGGTGACCGGCACAGCAGTCGCCGCGCCAGCAGATCGAAGCTGGAGCCGTCCAACGCTGCCTCGGTGTCACAGTACATGTCACGCATGTCACGGTAGATGGCACGCTCCAGCCGTGACAAGTGCCGTGTCGCGGTGTTGAAGTCGCCGATGTGGTGGGGGTAGTGATTCATGCCTGCTCAACCTTCGATATCAATTCAGTCCGTCAACGTGGCCTGCTGCAGGCGGCAGCGCACAGGCTTGACCAGGCGATGCGGCGGCAGGGAGCAGGCCCGCGCCGCCACCTCTTCCACCCGCTTGGCCGCGACCAGCGCATTCACCGTGCTGGCCACACTGGAGATCTCCAGCCATTCGCCGGTGCACTCGTTGTGAAAGTCCCGCAGCTCGCGCCGGCTCAGGGCGGGCTGCCCCCGGCGGTGGGCCTCGGCCAGGCTGCTGTACAGCCGCTCGTTGAGGCGCACCCGCGTGGCATTGCCAATGGCAGAGAACGAATCCGCCTTGGTGTCATGCGAGGTCACCTGATGGGTGGTGTGTTGCATGTCTATCTCTCCTGATATCAGCCGGGCCGTCAGCCCTGACTGGCTTTCTTGAATGCGTCGTAGACGCGGCCACGGACCCAGCGGGGAATCAGCTCATCGACGCCCGAGCGCTTGCGCACCGCTTCCAGGCTGATGCGGGGCTTGTAGTTGCCGCTGCGTACGAACATCAGCACCGCGCGCACGTCAGCGCCGCCCGTACCCGAAATGGCCCAGATGCCTGGGCCCAAGTTGGATACGCGTTGGTCGTACTCGCCGCGCGCCGTGGTCCGGGCGCCGCCGCGCAGGGGGCCATATGCGACGATGAACCGGATGCCTTTCACAGGCCCCATGAACCGAACGCCCTTGCCACCGCGCTGGTGCAGAGCGTTCTTGCGGCCCTGGGACATATTTGCCCTGTAACCCTGCTCGCCAAACGCTTGGAAATACGCGATAAGTTGGACCAGCACCGAGCCTTTGAGATTGCCGCGCCCATCATCAGTACCCGGATACGGCCCGCCGTACCTGTCGGCTGGAATTGCAGTCTGATATTCGTTAGGAAGAATCCCGGCGCGCCGCAGAGCCACCTCACTTCGCTTGTCACGGCGCCGGCCGCCGTCCTCCTGCGCGGCGAGGATCTGCTGCGGGTCCACACCCTTGCCGCCCATGTAGGTAGGCGCCACCAGCGCATTGAGATCGCCGGCCGTGGCCTTCTTGACCACCTGCACGGACTGCAGCACGTAGCCTGTGGGTCTGTCAAAAACGCTCTGCATTTCAGAGCGCATGGAATTCTTGACGCGGCCCGCACCCATGTTGATGGCCTCGGCCGTGGCCTGAGCAATCTGCCCACCATCCAGGCCGGCCAGGGCACGCTTGTATCGGGCACCTCCTTCAGGCTTGATATCAATACGCATTGCCACCTCCAGGGGTGGCAGCCAGGCGCTGCTGTGCCGAGCGGGCCAGGTACTGCGCCATGACCGTGAGTTCCTGCACCTGGCGGTCAAGCCGCCGCACCGCATTGCGCGACGGCTGGCGGTGCGCATCAGCTGCTGCGCGTGTGACCTCCGCCACGGCGGACTGGAAATGCATGAAGGCCTCCACCGGATCGCCCTCGGCCTGGTCTGGCAGGGTGCGCCGGCACTCGTAGCCGAGTTCGCTGGCCATGGCATGCAGCACAGCTGCATTGCCCGTCACCACCTGCAGCCGCACGGATTCGCGCAGCGTCAGGTGGTGGGTATCGTTGTTGGTGTTGAGCTTGTGCTGCAGCGTGCCGGCGTTGATGCCCATGCGCACCGCCAGGGCCTTGATGCCGCCCTGGCTGGTCTGTGCGATCAGGTAAGCCGCGTCGAGCACGTCCATGCCGGCGGCAATGTCGGCTTGAGGCTCACTTTCGACATAGCCAGGGGCGATGCCAACTGAGAAAGTTGCACTCATCAGCACAACCCCTTGCGAGCCAACGACATGACCCACAGCACAGCACCCGCAACGCCCACAGCAGACAACATCGGCAGCCCCCAATGGGCGCAGGCCCTGGAGCTGTTCCTGGGCCAGATGCTCGAAGTCTTGGAGGGCGAAGGCCGAGCCGGATTCAGCGCGGCCGCGCTGGCCCGCTGGAGCGAACTGTGCTGCCAGCGCATGCAGGAGTCCGGGAGTGCGCCGCCGGAAGTGATTTCACAGCTGCGGGGCATCTCTGCAAGAGTGGTGGCATGAGGGGGAAAACAGGTGTCCGCCCCTGCCTTGGGTACGATGGAAGCTCTCACACCACCACCAACTACGCCAAGGAGGGCGGACAAAATGGGACTCTTGGACTCACAGGCCATCACGATCAATTGCCCGAAGTGCCGCCGCGAGCGACGCGAGACGATTGGGAAGCTTCGCCTCAACCCGAAGCTCACCTGCCAGGGTTGTGGAACCACACTGGATATCGACGCCCGCAGTCTCGACAGCTCCATGAAGAAAGTAGACAAGAGCCTCGCGGACCTCAAGCGATCCTTTGGCCGCTTCAGCAAGTAGCGCGAGGTCGGCTAGCAGCGTTGTCTGGCCAACAAGCACAACACGAAGGGTTTGATCAGCCATGGGCTGCCTCCTGCCCTGCAGCGAAGGCGGCATGCCCCTCGACTCGATGTGCCAACAACGCAGGAAACTCTGCAGCCAGAATGGAGCCGGCCAGACTGCCAGCTGTAAAGGCATGCACCACCCCCATCGGGCTCAGGTCAGTGCGATCTACCAACCGCCGGAGAAGCGCGAACGCGTCATCCATCGTCTGCGGGGCAGGCTCACCATCAATAGGGTCGATGGCTTCGAACTCCGCCAAACCCAGACCCCACGCCCGCAGCGACATCAAGCCTGCGCTTTCAAGCGTCCTGAATTGTTTGTATGTCAGGCCCTCGCGCCACTTTCCGACCGTCTTCAAAGCTGCGGCGAGCTCTTCGAGGGACATGGGCTCAGCCATTGGCGACCTCCCCAAGCTTGGAGGAATGGATCCAGAAATATCACTGGCTGCCCCGGGATGTCCGCTCAATGAGTCCAGAGGACATTCGCCTTGCGTTGCACGAAGAAATGCAAGGCTGGACTCTGCCTGCAGCCGCGCGCTGAGAAGTGGATCAGCCACCGCCAGCGAGCGCAGCCACAGCGCTCGCGCCTGGCATCGGAACAGTTCTCGGCGCAGTTCTTCAAGCATGGGCACCTCCTTGCAGCAGCAAACCCAGAGCCCAGCCAGCCATCACCAAATCAAAAATCAGATCCACTACGGCCTGGCCAGCCGTGCGCCGAGGGAACTCTCCGCGTGCCAGCCAAATAGCCCGACCGCATACACAAAGAGCGCAGATCACCAGGGAAAACCAAATATAGGCACGCATCACAGCCCCTCCGTCAAATCGGTGGCGCGGCAGGATTCACCCGACAACTGGGAACCGAACGGGCCGACGAAGCCGGCCAAATGCCGGGCATCTTCAACGGGCAGACGCAATCGAACCACCTGCCCTGCCTGGCTGAACGACATGCAGATCCAGCCGTCTTTGACAGCTGTCACACCGCGCAACGAGGCCGGTGCGTAGTGATCGAGATGGGAGCGGATCTCAGCCATGGGCCACCTCCTGGTTGCTGAACGTTGGCAACCCTTCACTTACCGACTTTGAGATCCGCGCGGCAGCGCCCATCACACGATCGGCGGTCGCCTGTGGCAGTTCGTCGGGCCACAAGTAGATGGTTTGAACTGCGCGATAGCCCATCGCTTCAGCGGCCTTCCTGGCCGTACCGCCCAGCAGCGCTATAGCGTGATCTTTTTTCATACCTCATTGTAAACATGTTTACAAGAACTGAGGCAACCAAATTTACATATTAGGGATTAAGGTGCGCCATGCTCTATGGGGAACGCCTACTACAAGCCATGCAGAAGCGATCAGAGGCGCTTGGGCGTGAGATCGAGCGTAAGGACGTTGCTGCCGCGGCAGGCACGTCCGTTCAGAACATTGGCATGATCCTGACGAACGCCAAGGGGCGGGACCAAAAGCTGCGCACCGAGGCGCATGAAAAAGTTGCCGCCTATCTCAAGGTGAATTCGAGATGGCTACTGACCGGTGAAGGCCAGATGGACCAGCCGCCAGCGATCAACGCTCCCACAGAACTATCCCCGGCTGCAGTAGAGTTGGCGGTGCTCTTCGACATGATCTCGCAGTCCGACAAGCTGAGTCGCGCAAAAGCTTTCAACGCTGCCAGCACTGCCATCATGCAAGTGCTGCAAGACGCAGCCGCCAAGTCCTAAGCAGTTCCTCGTTGGGGAAAATTAGGGCCTTCACGCCCTGGCGCGTCAGTTCGCTCAAACACACTTCGACCCCCACTTCGGCCTCGTTCGCGCCGCGTACTCTGACGAGCGTTCGCTCTTCAGCCTCGCTCGAGAGTACTGTGTTTCCATACATATCTGAATCATAGCCGCACCCCAACACGCTTCACAAGGGAATTTTTTTGGATTGGGAAAATCCGATTTTGTAAATTCATCTACAAATCATTTGCACCGTTTATGTAAACGTGTTTACAATCATCCGGCGCCGCCCCAACCGGCAGCGCCGGGCACCACGGCATCGACCGAGGGCACGTCCCTCGGTCTTTCTCTCTGTTGCTGGATACCCAAGGCGCCACTTTGTAGAAAGCGCCCTGCACCCGACCCCGCGCCTGCAGACCAGGAAGTGCGCGAAATCTGGCCCTCCCTGGTCGAGCGCGCTGCGTGGCGCGTGTTGACGCTACAGGGCTTGCCCACTATCAAGTGGCGCCCATCAGTCGTGGCGCGGTAACGACTGAAGGAGGCCTCCGCGCAGGGCTGCAAAGAGGCCTCCACTCATTCCACGTCATTTCCTCTTTGCATTAATTGTTTTGCTACGATCGTTGCATTTCATTTCAATGGGAGTAGACAGGGTGGAAGCATTTAAACAGCGCGTTTTGGCGCACACAGAGCACATAAAGAAGGTTTCGGAGTTCTGTACCACAGAAGAAACGACAAAGCAGGCACTCATACTTCCACTACTTGACATTCTTGGATTCAGTGCATTCGACCCAACCAAGGTTCGGGCTGAGCACATTGCAGACTTTCCGGGAGCAAAGGCAGGGGAGCGCGTGGATTACGCACTCTTCTCTAACGGCCTCCCCGTCATGTTCATTGAGGCAAAGGCTTGCAGTCAGAACCTGAACAACCATTGCCCACAGCTGTCCCGCTATTACAACGCTACGCCTGAAGTGGCCATTTCGGCCATCACGAACGGCAGGGAGTGGAGGTTTTTCACCGACCTCGTGAACAAGAACATCATGGACGACAAGCCGTTCTTGACCTTGCATCTGGACAAGCCCACCGACGATGCTGCAGAGCAGCTGCTGCGCTTCCATCATGACCAGTTTCAACCCGACGCCCTCCGCGCGCTCGCCGAAGAGAGCATCTATCTGAGCGCATTCCGAGACACCATCGGCGACATACTCAAAGAATGTGACACGGACTTTGTGCGCTATGTTGCCGGCAGGGCCAACATCCAGAGGACGTTCACGGCTCGCTTCCTAGAACAGATGCAGCCCATCGTCAAGCAAGCGCTGGCCCACTCCGTAAGCGCCCTGGTGGCTACATCGCTCAACAAGACGCCTGATCCCGCCCCCGATCCGGTCATCCTCGCGGAGATCCAGGATCCAGACGCACCGATAGTGGACCCAATAAACCCCAAGATTGTCACGACAGCAAATGAACGAAAGCTGTTCGACACCATCGCCGATCTGCTTCCAGGCGAAGATCTGCAGGGGCGCGACACAGAGAGCTACTACGCGGTCCTGTACCAAGGAAAAACGAATCGCTGGCTTGTCCGGTACTGGGGCGACAAGAAAACACCCACGGTGCAATTTGGCATCACATTGTCGGCGGCACACAAAGAAGAAATCAATCGCGCGCGCATGACCATGGGAGCTGGCGATACAGTCGTGCTGGAAAAACCAGAAAACCTCCTGCGCTTGGCAGGCATCATCAACGACACGCTTCTCTTCTGCAAAAACGACGAAAACTTCAAGCGCAAGTCTGAGTAACTACGTCTCTCGATAAGTCGATCAAGCCCGCTTCTGCGGGCTTTTTCTTTACTGCTTGCCCAAACCCAAGCGTCTTGGGTTGCAGGGCGCTTCGGTTTGACGCCGCGCATCCGCCCTCTCAAGCACCCGCCTTTGGATGCACATGCGGCCTTCTTTTCGCCTACTTCGGCGAGGCCTCTTGCAAGAACCGCAGGGGTGATAGCGCTGCAGCAAACGCAAAGACCACAACCATCTCCGCGTAAGCCAGGAACCAGATGGTTAGCAGCGAGAACTGGAGCAACGTGAAACGGGTGACAGGCGCTGCCTGCACGCTTGCATAGACCAACCATGCGACAGACGGGAGCCACATGAACGCGAAACCACCAGCACGTGATTTGAACCACTTCCATCTCTGGATCGTAGGCGTCTCCGCCGCTTGCTCTGCGGCCTTGGCGGCGCTGATCTGGGTTCGTTGCAGCTTGATTGAACTCACGCCAACCCAGGCCGTGGCAATCAACGATGCGAGCTGGATGCTTATCTCAATCCATTCCTTTGTGGTCATGACCCTTGTCGCCGTCGCGCGCGCTCAACCTCGATAGAGGCGATACCCACGACCAGCCCTCCCGCGTGTAGTTGGAACCGTAAGAAGTCCAAATGCAATGCAGCGCACGCATCAGCTAGTTTTTGATCACCTCAAGCCATCTTTTCGCCGGGCCTGGGCTTCTCACTTCGCAACCACCAGCCATCTCGCCCACGCAGCCGCCACGCGGCACCGGCCTTTTTATTCGTCTCGCCCACCACTGGAGATCTGCCATGGCAAACGCCACCCCATCGCGTCGCCCACTTCGCAAACCGAAGGCCGAACACCTATGCATGGCCTATCCGGATTGGCTTGAAACCAGTCATCCCAACTTCTGGCTTTCCGCCTATTTGATCGACCTCGCGGAGCAAGTTGCCATGAAAGCGCTCTACGACAAGCTCAACACAACCAAAGGGCCCAAAGTGGATCGCATCACCGAAATGGCCGCCAATAGCGCATCGATCCAGCTTTGGGACAAGATGGCTCAATCAGCCCGACACACCAGGGATTCGGGCCTGTTGCTCTATGCCTGGCCCGGCACCACGTTTTTCGACGCGGGCACGCAGCACCAATGAGCCCGCCGTATCCCGAGACACCGCCGCCAACCCCTGCCGGCCCGTTCTGGCTGGCCACCTACTTCCGCGACCTGGCCGAAGGCGCCGTGATGGAACGCGAGGGCGCCGGCGAACCCCTGATCTGGAGCGCATGCGCGCTGCTGACCAACGCGGGATATGCGGCACTGGACGAGGCCCGGCACAGCGGAATGCTGCTCTACGCCTGGTGCGGCACCACCTTCTTTGACCAACCAACGGCCCGCCACTGAGCGGGCCGTTTGCATGCCGGAGACCCACATGCAACTCGCCCGCATCACCCGCACCTCCACGCCGATCACCGATCAGGCCTTTGTCTACCGTCGCAGCGAACACACCAACGTGGCCCAGACCTTCGCCAGGGCGCGCGAGCAGCTGGCCAGCGCTGCAGCTGCTGCCACTCCACCCAAGCGCCGCAGCCGCAAGGCCAGTGCGGCTGATGCGCCCGCCTCAACCAAGCTCCAGCAGATCCCGCTGGAACTGCCATCCCTCTGATCACTGGAGTCACATGCGCACTTTCACCATCAAATGCGGCTGCACGCAGCAGCAATTCGTCGGCGCCTGCACGCAAGACGCATGCACCTGGGCACAGGAGCAATTCGGAGACCGGCCCTATGTCGTCATCTGCCACCGTTGACAGCGACCACCACTGGGCCAGCGACTGGCACTACGCGCTGCGCCACGCCTTCGCGCTGGCCGACGCCCACGCACTGGCAGCCCAGCACGCCAGCAAGCCACCCATCACCCAGCGTGCCGCGTGGGCTGTCCAGTTCGACCGCTCGCGCGACCAGATCCACCGCCTTCTGCACCTTGACGGCACCCCGTCCTGATCCCCGCCACTTCACAGGAGACCACCATGGCCCGCCAAATCATCATTGCCATTTCCGCCGACGACGAGGGCCGTGTTGCCCTGACCACCAACCTGCCCCGCCCGGTGCCTGGGCGCGGCCTGCACACCGAGGACGCGGCCGCCCTGGAGCTGCTTCGCATGGCCCAGCACCTGCCCAACCTCGAAACCACCACCTACGACGCCAGCCATCTGGCGCCGGATGCTGCCGAGGCCTTCGACCTGCTCCGCGAGCTGATCAACCCCGATGGCTTCGGCTACTCGGTCACCGCCGAGGTCGGCAACGCCGCGCGCCGCGTGCTGCAGATCAAGGGGCAGCAGGTCGGTCTCCCGGTATGAGCAAGAACACGCCATGGCGGCCCGAGGATGACGCCTACCTGCGGGCGCAGTACCCCTCCCAGCCCACAGCGGCCGTCGCTGCGCACCTGCAGCGCTCGGCCAGGCATGTGCAGCAGCGCGCCCATGACCTGGGTGTGAAGAAGGCCCCCGGGGCCAAGACCGCGCGCACCGGCCGCTGGACGGACCTAGATGACCTGCTGCAGCTGCTGTATGCCGACATGCTCAACGAGGACCTGGGCGAGCTGCTGGGCATGCCCATGCGAGACATCGCCACAAGGGCCAGCCGCCTGGGACTGCACAAGACCCCTGCCGTGATGGCCCAGACCTATCGCGCCTCCATGCTGCGCCAGGGCCAGCGGCAGGGGCAGTTCACTGCAGGGCTCAAACCCTGGAACAAGGGGAAGCACGGGTACAGCGTGGAGCAGGGAAAAAGCCATTTCAAGGCCGGCAACAGGCCGCCGACCTGGGTGCCGGTGGGCACCGAGCGTTGGACCACGCCGCCACGCGCGCTGCCACATGCAGCCCGCTACCTCAAGCGCAAGGTGGCAGAGCCAAACCGCTGGGCGCTGGTGCACCGCATCGTCTGGGAGCAGCACCACGGCCCTATTCCGGAGGGACATGCCGTCATCTTCCATGACGGCGACACCTCCAATTTCGACATCAACAACCTGCGCTGCATCTCACGCACAGACCTGTCCCGCAGCAACGGGGCCGCCGTACCCATCGACCTGCTGCCCGTGTGGCAACTCACACGCCAGCTGGACCAAGACATCAAGGAAATTGAGAAAGCCGAGCATGACCACCACCACAACCGACATCCAGCCCACGCCGCCTGAAACCAGCGGCATGGGCCAGCTGCAATCGCTGCTGCTCCAGACCATCAAGGATCTGCGCAGCGGCGCTACGTCGCCGCAGATCGCCCGCGCCATCACCGACATCGGCCAGACCCTGGTGGCCAGTTCCCGCGCAGAGATCGAGTTCGCGCGGATCACAAAGGCTTCGCGCGTGGGATTTCTTGACTCGCCAGCGCTGCAAGGCGCATTGCCCAAGCCCACGGCAGACGGGTCCGGCCACACCACCCCACTGCCGCCGGGCCAGCACTGGCAGGGCCTGGTCCACCGCACCAGCGACGAGGAGCCCACGCGATGAAACAGCATCATTGCAAAGGCTCCATGTGCCAGACGTGCCTGCGCCGCACTGCCCTTTTCCTCCATGCCCGTCATCAAGGCATATCCGGACGGCGTCAAGGCGGTGAAGTGCAGCGCCCACCAGCCGGCTGTCCGCGCGCCATCGTGGCGCTGCCTGAGCTTTGGCGCGAAGGCCCCGCTCAGCTGAATAAGGGCCAAGGCGTGCCCTGCGGCCACTAATCGACATGCTTCAGAGGGCTCCAAGACTTAATTGGCCGGGGCAAGCCTCCCGAACTGGATCAACGGAAAGGGCCGAGATCAATTCCTGATCGAAATGGCTAACAGTTAAGCAACGCATTGCAGATACACCAAGTAAGAGGGTGCACGCCAAGTCCAGGCGGTGCCTCAAGCCCCTGGATACGAAACCTCTAGGGACTGCTTCTTTCAAGCCAACTGCTAAACTTGATCGTAGACAAAGACCGGCAAATCCTTCGTATCATCCCAACTGCCAGTGAGAAGCACGAGCACAGGGAAGCGTTAGAAGCCCTATTCTTATAGCACTTTATCAACTGCATTACGCTAATATTTTCCTTGGAAACGTACATACTCGTGATAAACCTAAAGTTCAAAACCACGCCCTAAGTTGGTATCATATTTTGCAGATCCGTATCCTTTTCGATGCATTTTATGGCGAGATTCCTAACAAGAAAAACAGCGACATCCAAATTCTTGGTTGTAGTTGAGTACGGTTCAAATGACGCGACTGCGACACCCCTTCGTGTCTTCTTCGAGTGCACTACCGCACAACGGATGTCGTACAGCCATCTGGCAAGCTCGCTGCGAATACTGGCCGCCTGATCATCAAGACGCTTAAGCGGCACTCCAGACGAAGTTGGCAAATCCTCAAAAACCTTAGTCTTCGATTGCACGGTTAGCGTCGTCAGCATTTCCTTCACATCGGCGTCGGATACCAGTATTTCAAGGGTGCATTTCAACTGCTCTAGCTCCGTCCTCGCTGAGCGATCAAGCATTAAAGGGGCTTCTTCAAAGTAGTACTCGAGAACGTTATAGTAACTAAGGTACCCCTTCAGGGGATTCAATTCTTTAATTCCAGAAAAGAAATGAGATAACAGTACAGGATTATGCATCCTGGTTGTTACGATGTGCTCGACCGGAAGAGATGATTCGGCACCCGGCATTTGACTTTTATTTAAGGAAATATGTTTCGTATCACTCGTTATATTTCTTACACTTATATACTCTAACGCACGCGCTTGAAAGAAGTCGATGTAGGAACCCTCTGCTTTAACAACTCTTAATTTTCCAAAATATCCATCTCTATGTTCATCTGGAAGCATTTTTACTAGAACCTTCTTTTCAAGCAAAGACGCCGTCCCTGCAATAAATTCGCTAATACACGAGAAGCTATAGTTCCTTCCAATATCCCAGTCACCGAGGTCGACGTCATCTGCCTCGTCGATAGCTTCGATGCTTAAAACGGCGGAATCATTGCTCTGATCAAGCGTTAATGTGCTTGTACAACGATGATCAGCCAGCGAATATTTTGAGTCTGGATCGTCCCTCCAGAATACATAGTCTGCAACCTTGAATGTCACTCGAGATTCAGGATGAAGTTTACTAAATTCGAATAAATAATTATCCATTAGATATTCGATTTTATCTTCTGGCAGCATATCATCATTACTTTTACCTCGAATGTTTGCAACTGATTCCAAACGATCGATGTAGTAAATACTCTGCGCCGTCAAAAGTGGTTCACCGTGTACTGTCGGAGTCAGTAAAACTGGATATTCGAGTCCACTGAAATATATGAAGCGACCAAGTCCTATGCTGTCGGACAATTGAAGGGTTGCATTTAGAGTCAAGGCTATCTCCTAAGTATTAAATTGCAGTTATTTAACCTGTTGTTTTTCTTTGGAAATCCATGAAATGCATATTTCCCAATCAGCAAGCAATTGTTCAGACGGCTTATTAATAGGCTGAACTAGCCTAAATTCCTTGGACATGCGCAAGCGTGGAGGCGCTTCGATAGATTCAATTCTGATAGTGCCTAACTCATCGACACTGACCGTAGCAACCTGATGAACGGGATTCACGGCAAATCTAGGGTTTCGTTAACCATTGATTCACTAGCCATCGCACTGAAACTATTTATCTCCACGCAATTGCAAAAATCCGTCCCTAGATAAAATTCGCTCTTTATTAAATCCACTTTCAATATTACTCATTGCATTTATCGCGCCATTTGATTTATCCATAAATATTTTATCTAGAATTAGAAACCTATCCTCTTTTATAATAATATCATGTTCTGCATTTTCAAAATATTCACCATCAATCATAGACATTGCAGCAATCAAATTTTGCGCGTGCGCTTGAATTAGAAATGAATATTGACACTCCGATTGCGTCAGAACGTACAGTGGCAATTGTTTTATTTTCTCACACTGGCCCTCCAGGAGGGCTTTCCTATATAGTAAATCCAGCAACTCTCTACCCCCACCATTCTTCGGATTCAGCCAGTTATAAACAGACTTAAGAGATCCAGAAAATTGGGTGATCATTTCCTCTGCAATTCTTCTGTCTCTGTCCCACACCATAATATTGTCTACATATCTCTCTTTTCTCCGATGATATGAAGATACAACAAATGTAATAACCGCAACCAATATACCCAATATTGCTGTTATAGCCTGAGCCCAACTCGCCCACTCCGATTTAGTCATGCACGGGAATGAGCAGTTGTTCTGAGACTCGGCCAGGACAACCGCAGAACCAATACCAGCAATCAATTGATCAACATCCATCGCCCTCTCCTTTCATGAGTGGCGAATCCTAACCCCCCATAGCCCGCTTGGCAGTCGCCTCTCGGGCTTTTTGCATTTCCACCACAGGAACTCGCACATGAAGCGTGATGCCTTTACATTGCCACTCGCATTCCCTGGCGAGTTGATCATCGATAACTTTGCAGGAGGAGGCGGCACCAGTACCGGTCTCGAAGCTGCATTCGGCCGGCCCGTGGACATCGCCATCAACCACGACCCCGAGGCGCTGGCAATGCACGCAGCGAACCACCCGCACACGCTGCACCTGTGCGAGAGCGTGTGGGACGTAAACCCCATTGAGGTCACGCGCAATCAGCCCGTGGCACTGGTCTGGCTGTCTCCAGACTGCAAGCATTTCTCGAAGGCCAAAGGCGGCACACCCGTCTCGAAGCACATCCGGGGCCTGGCCTGGGTGGGCATGCGCTGGGTGGCAATGTGCAAGCCCCGCGTGCTCATGCTTGAGAACGTGGAGGAGTTCCAGACCTGGGGGCCGATCCTCGTCGGCCCCGATGGCCAGGCCCGGCCGGACCCCGCACGACGGGGTAAGACCTTCCAGTCGTTCGTGCGCCAGCTGCGCATGCACGGCTACCAGGTGGACTGGCGCGAGCTGCGCGCCAGCGATCACGGCACGCCCACGATCCGCAAGCGCCTGTTCCTCGTGGCACGCCGGGATGGCCTGCCCATCGTATGGCCCGAGCAGACTCATGCCGAGCCAACCGACCGCCGTGTGATCGCTGGCAAGCTGGCTGCGCACCGCACGGCCGCCGAGTGCATCGACTTCGATTTGCCAGCCGAAAGCGTATTCGGGCGCAAGCGTGCCCTGGTGGACAACACCATGCGCCGGGTGGCGAAGGGCCTTTGGAAGCATGTCCTCACCAGTGACAGCCCGTACATCGTCGGCGCCCAGGCGCCGTATCTGAACGAGCACGCCAACGCCAGCAACCAGCGCACCATGCCCGCTGACGCGCCCCTGCGCACGATCTGTGCCCAAGTCAAGGGCGGGCACTTCTCGGTCGTGGCGCCCACGCTGGCCCCGCTGCAAGGCACGTCCGAGCAGCATCTGGTCGGCCACGCCGTGGATGCTCCGCTGTCCACCGTGGCGGCCAGCGGCACACACCACGCCCTGGTGGGCGCCAACCTGGTCACCATCGGCTACGGCGAGCGCGAGGGCCAGCAGCCGCGCGTGCAGGACATCGAGGCCCCACTGGGGACCGTGGTGGCCGGCGGAGTCAAAAGCGCCCTGGCCATGGCCCACATCACGAAGTTCAACACCGGAAGCGTGGGCAGCGCGGTAGACGCGCCGCTGCCAACGGTAACAGCTGGCGGTACGCCCAAGCGGCCCAGCACCGGCATCCAGATGGGCATTGTCTCGGCACAACTGACGCACCTCACCCACCACGGCGAGCGCAGCGGCAACGATCCGCGCGAGCCCCCGCGCACCGTCACCGGCGCCAACCGGGGCGAGCAGGCCATGGTGGCCGCATGCCTGGAGCAGGCCAACGGCGGGTTCTACAACGGCGACGGGCGCGCGGCGGACGACCCCTTGTCCACGGTCACATCCAGCGGCACCCAGCAGCGCCTGATCACGGCCTACCTGGTGAAGTACTACAGCGAGGGCGGCCAGGACAGCGCCTGCAGCGAGCCCATGCACACCGTGCCCACCAAGGCGCGCATGGGTCTGGTGCAGACCATCCAGGTGCCGGCCGCAACACTGGCGCCCGAGCATGCTGAGCGCGCCCGGCTCTGCGCCGAGTTGCTGCACAAGCACTTGCCCGAGCACTTCCCCGACCCAGCCGAGCTGGTGCTCATGTGGCATGCCGGGCAGTGGTGGGTGCTGGTGGACATCACGCTGCGCATGCTCAAGCCACGCGAGCTGTTCCGCGCCCAAGGATTTCCACGCGACTACCACTTCGAGCGCGTGCCCGACCCGGCCCTGCTGTTCCGCGACGGCAAGCAGGCCAGCGACCCGCGTGACGTGCCCCTCATCGACCTGAGCACCACCGCCCAAGTCCGCATGTGCGGCAACAGCGTCTGCCCGCCGCTGGCCGAGGCCCTGGCCCGCGCCAACTTCGCCCATGAGGCGCTGATCTACGAAGTCGCCGCTTGACTCCGAACCCACCCACATGGCCAGCACCCGCTGGCCCTTGTTTTTGAAAGGTGCCTACCATGAGCATCAGCCTCACCCTCTCTGAAGAAGAGATCAGGGAGCTCACCCACTACCAATGGCCGTCCATGCAGCTCAAGGCGCTGCACAAGCGCGGATTCTTCCGCGCCCGCATCAGCGAGCGCACGGGGAAGGTACTTCTGGAGCGCGACCACTATCTGGCCGTCTGCGCTGGGCCAGCTCCGTCCACCGCGCCGCGCGTGCGGCCGCCGCAGATGCGGAGGCCAGCATGAGCAAGCGCCGCAGCGACCTACCGAAGCGTGTCTACGAAAAGGGGGGCGCCTATTGGCATGTCCGCGCCGAAGGGAAAAGGCGGATCTGGACGCGCCTATCCACCATCCGTGACGGCCTACCTGCTCTATACCGCGCCCTGGCCGATATGGAGCAGGCAGACATGGCCCGGGACAGCATGCCCGCGCTGATCGCGGACTGGCTCGCTGAGGTAGGCAGCAGGCACAGCGTGAAAACGCAGGCTAACGATGCCTACCAAACGCGCACCATCTCCGAATCGTTCCAGGAGTTTCGCGCGCAGGAGGTCACCGCGCCGGCCATCGTGGAGTTCCTGAAACACTTCAGCGACAAGCCGCGCACCTATAACGCCTACCGCTCCATGCTGCGAGAGCTGATGCGGTTCGCCGAAGAGAAAGGCTACCGGCCGCCAGGCACGAACCCGGTGGACAGCCTCAAGACCATGTCTGTGAAGGCGCGCACGCGGTACATCACGGATTCCGAGGTGCGCCGCATCAAGGTGGCCGTGATGTACGGGGACGACGGCAAGCGCACGCGCTCCGGCCACACGATCTGCGCGCTGATCGACATGGCCTACCTGACCGGGCAGCGCATTGGCGACCTACTGACCTTGCGGTGGAGCGATGTGGGCAAGCAGGGCATCGCGTTCCAGCCGGCCAAAACCGAGGGCTCGACTGGCGCCCAGGTCCTGATCGCATGGACGCAGCGCCTGCGCGATGTGGTGGACCGCCTGCGGGCCCTGCCCAACCAGAGCCCCGCTTTCGTGTTCTGCACGCTGCAGGGCCAGCCCTACACCTACTCGGGCGCATCAACCGCCTGGAAGCGGGCAGTGAAGCGGGCCGGCGTGATGGACTGCCATTTCCATGACCTGCGCGGCAAGGCCCTGACCGATGTGGACCGTGGGCGCGGGATCATGGAGGCGCAGCGCATGGGCGCTCATTCCACCCAGTCCCAGACCGCCGACTATGTGCGCCACAAACGCGCGTTGAAGGTTGATGCGACACGCTGA